GATGATGAGTGGGGCGCAGGATTCAACAATGTTGATGAAGAAGACGAATAGGGTTAGACTATGGTTTTCGTCAATCACAAAGGGGATAAACATGGACGGTATTGCTTTGGTACGCCTAGCGTTAGGGGTCATTACAGACAGGCTCATCACGATTTTGGTTCTAATTTCGACCAGCATCATGTGTGGGTGGACAATGTGGAATCCCACATGGGAGCGTGTGACCACACTAGCGATATTTACAGTTTTCAGTTATCTTCTAGTAAGAGTCAAAGAAAGGACTTCAAATGAGCAAGAACAGACCACAACAACGTGACCATAGCCTTAACCAACAAGTTGCTAAATCGGTTCGTCCACAGTTACCCCGTGACGGTAGCGCAGGGTTGCAACGCTGGCAGCCCGGTGAATTGCCTACTGGTGGATTTCGCTCAGTCATTGATATGTCTGGCAACAAGTTTCCTACTACTGGACCTTTGAACACCAAGACTTCATCCACTTCTGGTGGTGGCAAGAAGGTGTACTAATGGCTAATAACATTCCTTTTCAGGCGCAGGGGAAGACTACCCGTATTAACGCAACAACTACGGCTAACACGGTTTCTGTCCTCTCTGATAGCCCTTGCAACCAAGTCAGAATCCATAATGGCACGGCTGCCGAGGTGTTTGTTCGTCTAGGAACAGCATCTACAGATGACGTAGTAATTCCCGTGGCTGGAACTCCTGCTTATGGCATTGTCATTCATAACAATCAAACAGTAATCTTTACTGCGCCAAAGCAAGCCACTAATACAGCGTCTTTGTATGTCTCTGTAATTGTGGCTACTGGAACGGGAGCTATTTATGTTACTCCCGGTGAAGGCACAATTTAAGAGGTAAGTCATTGACCCGTTCTCTCTCTTGTTGGCAGCGCAGACGGCTTATGGTTTTATCAAAAGCGGTTGCGAGATGCTCCACCAAGGGAGGATGGAACTTGAGGGCGCAAAGAAAACGGTTGAAGGCGCAATTGCTGATGTCAAAGCAATCAAAGGTATCTGGGATTGGTTCATTGGCTTATTTGTCTCTAAGCCAACAACGGTTGAGTCTCCCAAGCCAGTCACCAAAGCAAAGGTCGCTTCCAAGCAGAAGTCTTATGAGGAGCTTGAACTCAAACTCATTAGCGACATTGGAAACAACCTCGGTGTCCTCTTTGACACGCAACAACAGATTACAAACTACTATCGTGAACTAGAAGAGGAGTCCAAGACTAACTTTAATCCAGAGCAAAACACAAGCAAGAAAGCCATTGAGAGGGCTTTGATTGAGTTGCAAATGGAGAAGTTGCTTGAGCAGACTAGGGAAGCGATGGTGTATGCGCCAGCAGAATTAAAAAATTTGTATAGCCGATTCTTGGTGATGCACGGCAAGATTGAGCGTGAACAGGAGTGGGCTAGGTCAGAGATGATTCGTAGGGCTAGGTTGGCAAGGTGGAAGAAGGAACAGGAGGAAATCCAGTTCGTTGAATTTACGAGTGGGGTAATTGCCGTGATGTTCATATCTTTACTTTTTGGGTGGCTAATGTGGCAACTGCGCGTCTTTTCGGATGGGTTCTAAGTGCTGTGGCTTTGTGCATCATTGTTGCTACAACAAGCATTGCTTACATAGAAACGCTATACATGAAGGCGCAGCTCAAGAAAGAGATTAAGGAACTTCGTAGACTTAAACAGGAACTAAAGGAAAACAAATGATTCCAATAGGCGCACTTATAGACATTGGTGGGAAGATACTAGACAAGGTATTTCCTGACCCTGCACAGGCAGAGCAAGCCAAACTAAAGCTGCTAGAGATGCAGCAAAGTGGCGAGTTAGCCAAGCTCAATGCAGATGTATCTGAGCAACATGAACTGACTGAACGACTCAAAGCAGACATGGGTAGTGACTCTTGGCTGTCCAAAAACATTCGTCCCATGACATTAGTGTTTATCCTGATTACCTACACAACCTTTGCAATGATGTCTGCATGGGATATTGAGGTAAATAACAACTATGTAGAGCTTCTAGGTCAATGGGGAATGTTAATAATGTCGTTTTATTTCGGTGGTAGAACGCTAGAGAAAATCATGGACATGAAGAAAAAATGAACCTCTCAGAACACTTTACTCTTGATGAGGCAACGTATAGCGAGACAGCTATTCGAATGCACATTAGCAATCAGCCAGACGAGAGACAACTAGAGAACATGAAGTCGGCTGCTCAACAGTTGGAGGCAGTCCGAAATGTCACAGGCGCTCTTCGTATTAATTCTTGGCTACGCTTGCCTGATGTCAACGTGGCTGTTGGCGGTTCTAAGGTATCCAGCCACATGGATGGTTGGGCTATTGACTGCTCTTCTTCTGCTCACACTCCTTATGCGCTATGTCAGCTTGTTATAGGCGCTGGCATCAAGTTTGACCAAATGATTCACGAATACGGTCGGTGGATGCACCTATCTTTTGCGCCTGAGATGCGCCAGCAATCATTGACAATCTACAAGCCTGAAGGAAAATACAAGACGGGGATATTGACAGAGGAGCAATACCATGCCAGCTAAAAAAGGTTTGTACTACAACATCAATAAACGTAGGAAAGCAGGACTCCCTGCTAAGAAGCCCGGTCAAAAAGGCTACCCTACTGCTGAAGCATTTAAGCGCTCTGCAAAGACCGCTAAGAGAAAGGCTAAACGCTAATGCCTAAAAGCACTAATCTATCTGTTGGCAGAGGCGAGAAGCTATCTGTCAAAGCCGGTGGTGGTCTGACTGCTAAAGGCAGAGCCAAGTACAACAAGGCTACTGGCAGCAAGCTCAAAGCACCAACTAAGTCAGGACCTCGCCACAAGTCTTTCTGCGCTAGAAGCAAGAACTGGAAAGGCGAGAGAGGCAAGGCAGCCCGTAAGCGTTGGGGTTGCCGGTGAGTCACCCTGCCCAACTAGAGTTTGTCTCCTTTGTCAGAGAGAAATTCCCACAATACTTTGCTAACAGACGAGTCTTAGAGGTAGGCAGCCTTGACCTAAATGGTTCTATTCGCCCGTTCTTTAAGAACTGTGCGTACCTTGGCGTTGACCTTGGTATAGGTGCGGGGGTTGATTTGGTAGCAAAAGGTGAAGAGCTGGTCTTCCCTGACAACAGTTTTGATGTAGTGGCTAGTTGTGAGTGCTTTGAACATAACCCTGAGTGGGTTAAAACATTCAACAACATGGCGAGGATGGGGTGCGGGTTGGTCTTCTTCTCCTGCGCTACAACTGGCAGAGCCGAACACGGCACACGCAAGACAAACCCACAAGATGCACCGTTCTGCGGAGACTACTATCGCAACCTTACAGAGCAAGACTTTAAGGAAAACTGCGACATGAGCAAGTTCGTTGAGTACCAGTTTGGTGTTAACGAAATTGCCCATGATTTATATTTTTATGGTGTCTTGAGAAGCTGACCTTCAAAGGCGTAAGTGCCGACATGGGCTAGGTCTACCCAAGGCGCTGCCCATACCTTAAAGCCATTCTCTCTAGCCTTCTTACAGAAGTAGTAATCCTCAGAGAGCAAGAGTCCTGATTCCTCTTCTATGCAAGTAGCAAAGAATTCGTTAATCTTTTCCCCGTTCTGTGGATTCTGAATGTCCATAACATTGTTGAGGTATGTAGGTAGTTTGCCTACTAGACCTTCATAGACCTCGCGCTTGATGAGCATGAAGCCTGTGCCACCATTCCATATCTCTAAAGGTTCACCAATTGGAACTGTGACTGTTTCCTCATAGTTCACAAGGTTCACAACAAAGTTGCCTGTGTGGTTCTTTAGCTCACTATCAGGCACACCAGCGTCCATTGCCTTGCGTACTGTCTGCCAGTTGATTTCCTTCTTAGGATAGATACCGCAGATGATGTCCTTGTCAGCGTTAATCATAGGAATGATTTGCTCTGGGATAAAGCGGATGTCTGAGTCAATGAAGAGCATATGGGTGCATTTGGACTTCAGAAAGGCGTGAGCCAAGAGGTTGCGTCCTCGCTGAATCAGAGACTCATTAAAGAGAAAAGAGAACGTCAAGTCAAAGCCACTATTCATGGCTAACTTTTGTAGCTGTAAGCAGCCTTGCGTAAAGAAGCCAAAGCATTGACCACCGTACATTGGTGTTGCTACAAAGATGTGGTTCTTCTCTGGCGGTATTTCTACTGTGCCGATAGATGGGATGTCAATTGTTTCCATGTGTGTCCTGTTGGGTTAATAAGTGGGGCTACCTGAAACGCTGCCCCGTCACGTTCCTAACTGTCCTCGCGGGACTCGCCTTCAGGATGGCGGGGGGTCATCTCTTCTATGACTACATGAAGCAGACCACCTTTGATTTGTTCTCCTCGAATCATCTCAATGTGGTCAACTTGGAAGTCGTTGTCAAACACTCCAGCGTGTTCTAGTGCATCGAGTACCGCTTTGATACGGTTGTCAATGTCTATTTTTCTTTTGTCTCTAGGACGCAGAATTAGTGTTAGTTTCAATTTTTTGTCCCCAAACTTAGGAATGTTGTTTTCAATTACAAATACTTGGACAGCTTCTCTGAACTCCCTTCCCTTGGCGCTCATCACCATGTGACCGCGAAAGTTACGGTAATAGGTGTTAACGCTAGGGGGAAACGGGAGAGAGAAACTAGCCATCAAAATGGCACGTCACTATCTTTTGGATAAGACTTTGCCTGTACCTCTTTAGGGTACTGCTGCTGTTGTTTGTTCCAGTTAGGGTCATTGAGCTTGATGTTGTAGTAGACACCAAAGCCAGCATCGTTCTCCCATGCGCCAAACGTCATCACTTGACCTTGGTACATGAACGTGCCTTTCCAGTCAGGTTCACTAGAACCCTGTTTTTTTGTAGAGTTCTTTGTCATGCGCCCTTTCATCTCAAGCGGGACAAATGGGGCTTTCTTTTGGTTTTCCATGATTTTCCTTTCAACGGTAGATATATCGGGCATACTCGCGCCCACCTTCTTTAACCATAGTTGTAAGGATGGGATGTCCTTGCTTCCTAAGATATTCGATATGTGCTGCGAGCCTGAATGAGCCATAGTGGTTAAGTGCGTCCATCGGTGTTAGTGAGCCAATATTCTGAAGATGCTTCAAAATATTTTCTCGTTGGCTTCCATGTCGGCTACGAACTGGGACGCTTGCGACTTTGGGTTTAGGTTTACTCCCACCTTGGCAAGCTCTCCACGAATCTTGATTTTGTCAAAACTGCTGAACTTCTCAGTCACTTCCTTGTTTGCTTCTGCTAGGGCAGCAATCTTCTCTGTACGCTGTTCATCAGTCAGTTTTGTTGACTGCATCACTTTGCTTGCTAAGTCGGCATAGGCTTCTATCCAGTCGCTAGGAGACTCATAGAGGGCGTAGACCTCGCCATCGGGCTTGATGATGGGGTAGTCACCAGTAGATGCTTCTATGACCTCTACGGGCTGTTTAACGTCTTCTACAACGCCCATGTGTTTAGGCATAGGGCTATCAAAGTCCATGACCTCTTCTGTGGCGTAGTGTCCCAAGATACAAGCGGGATAGATAGAGCGCACAGCTCTAGAGATAACCCTAGCTCTGAGCATATCTTCAGGGTACTTAGACCATCCTGAACCCTCGCGGTAGATACCGGCTTGCTTTGCCATTTCGATAGTCCACTCAACCGTTAGGCTGCCGCCTTGTGGGTGCTTGAATGTTCCAATGACACGCTTCGGTGTCAGTTCATCCCATTGGACTGAGCCACCAGAGAGTTGGAAACGGGCAAGGATAGCTTGAGACTTCAGAGCTGGCTTGCCTTGGATGATGTCGTACTCTTGCACAACGCTTGCAGGGTGCTTGTTTTCTGCTTGGGCTACAAGCATTACAGCCATGACTTGCTCTTTGTTCTTAAAGCCATAAAAGCCTGATTTGACGATGCTGTCAGCCATGACTGTCATGTCGGTTACGGTTACTAGGTTAGTCATAATCAATTCTCCACATATCGACAATAAAGTTCATACTCACCCTTTTGATAATCACTAGGCTGATACTTCTCTAAATCAAAAATTTCTACTTTGATGGTGTCTTGCTTACACCACGCTTCAAATTTATCGCTAATTGACTCTCCATAACTTTCAGGGCTAACAGCCTCACCAAAATACTTAATTAATTCAATTGCTTCTTCTTCTGGGTCTGCATCTTCTGGGCATTTGAAAGCAAATTCAAATGACATTTTTGCGGTGTATTCTTTCATATTAGTTTCTCCAAAATAGTTAGGAATAGGTCGGCAACCGATGTGGCAGCCATTACATATATTGCGACATCTTGAGTAGTCACAAGTCCCTCGCTTTCAGCATTGCGTCTGCTATCTGATAAGCCTTTTGAGCGAACTCATCTGGCGTTGCTTTGAGAGATGGTTCGGCAATCATTGCTTGCAAAGCCTTGGCTGCAAAGTAGTCGCGCATCTTCATGCCTTTGTCAGCAGTACCCGTCTTAGGGTCATGTCCACTAGGAAATGCGTTCATTCTTGACTTTCCTTCCCGGCTTTGCCTTTGGAGTACCGTCAACCTTCAAGCCCCACCGAGCTTCTTCTAGGTTGGCTATGCGTCTGAGAGCGCTACGAAACAAGTCTTCAAGCATGACAACTTCTTGCTCTAAGCGCTCTAATCGTTTTGTTTTGAATAGCAACATGATTACCCTTTCACTAAGAATCTACGGCTACCGGCTACTTCCCGAACATAGGACTTGTAGAGGTCAGGCATGGATTGTTCAAAGAGCTTCTTATCAAAGCTCATGCTTGGCTTGGCTGATTTCCAAGTGGCAAGGACTCTGCCGTCTAGGGTTACAAGCTCGCTGTTGACCCCCATAAATTTCTGTATTTCTAGCTTGAGCTTCTCTTCCTCGGCTTCCCACTTAGAGAGCTGCTCCTTGGTGTAGGTCAAGGCTTGACACATCTGCTCTAGGCTTTGTGGTGCGGTGATAGATGTAGGTGCGGAGACAGAGTAGATTAGTTTCGCTTGCTCGGTAGTCTCAGGTTCAGGCAACTGCTTAGACGCAACGTGCGCCCAGAACTGCGCCATATCCTTGATGAGCTGCTCTTTCTGCCCTTCTTCAATGGTGAATCTAAACACTTCAAAGTTTTGTCCACCGAATAAAACAGCCAGCACAATGTCGTTGATATTGTGGCAAGCCGCCTCGTGGATGAGTTGCGCCATATCAGCCTGAGGGATGATGTTGGCTTCGGTGTCGAACTTGTTTCGTACGCCAGCGTTGTAGTTTTTGACTTCCACAAGCGTTTGCCCATCAGTCGAGATGAAGTCAAAGTGTGACTTGAGCCATGTTTCCTTTGGATGCGTGAGCGCATAGTCTGCTTCCTTCAATTCCATGCCTAACTTGGCACTAGCAAGTTGTCCAATGACAGGTTGCATGACCAAGCCCATCTGTACGGCTTCTATCTCGCTTAAATCGGGTGGTTCTTTTAATCCCAATTTTTCTAATACAGCGTCATTGCCTCGTCCATTAGCAACCTTTCTACTGTCCGAACTCCACCATGCGCTGTTTCTAATTTCAGGTGCAAAATCATCACGATTATTCATGGCAAGCAAACTCCTTATGTATTTTGTTACGGGCTGCCTCTGCGACAACAGAAGCGCTTTCAAGGTCATCAAAGTAACCTAAGTCTTGACGCTTCCCTTCAAACTGAATACGTACACGGTATTTGTTCAGCCTTGGAATAAAAAACACATTCTTATGTCCAGTCGTGTTTTTCTTGTTTCGTTTGTGGTTGCATTGGTTTTGAGATGGCGTAGCTGGTCTCAGATTGCTTATGTAATTGTTGAGTTTGTTTCCATCAATATGGTCTACATACTCTGGCTTTGTGCCTGTCATTAGCAAGTAAATAACCCGATGAACAGAATACATCTTGCCTTGGTACTTAAAGACTTTGTAGCCCATGTTGTTGACTGTTCCAGCTTCTCTGCCGAATCTTGTGCCAACTTTCCAACGCAACACGCCATTGGAATAGCGAACTATCTTGTCAAAAAATCCACGCTCATAGTCGAGTCTTGCTTCATCCACGGCTACTCTCCTTGGTTAGAAAATAAACTGCTTCACCAAGGGCGGTTACAACAAGGGTTGCTCTTGCGTACAACTCGGTGTATTTGTCTAGGTCATCAGTCAACTGCTCAACCTTATTGTTTAGCTCTGCCTTAGACAAGATGCACTTCTTAAGGGCTAGTTCTAGGTTGTTAGATTCGTCTTGCACTTCTCTGAGAAATTGCTTGTCTTTCTCTGCTTGTGCGTGTAAGTCTTTGATAGTGTCTTTGAGTTCTCTGTTCTCTTGTATCTTTCTAACAAGAGAGTCTTGCAGCTTAGTTGCCATCAGGTGTCTCCTCGGCTTGGTTTAACTCGAACAGCTTGCCGTCTAAGTCACAGGCGCTAGTGGTCATACGCATGGACTCACAGTATTTGTAAGTTGCTTCACCAGTTACTAGATTGATTGATTCACTAGCTTTGCAACGGTCGTAGTTGGCTACGCTGCTACTTTGCTTGGATGGAATGTGCCACTTACAGTCAGCACAAATGAGTGGTTTCATGTTTCCCCTTTCGGATAGTTAGGAATGAGTAAGTAATGTATCACAGTTATGATGATTAGTCATTGTATTTTTTAATCGGTTTATCCTTTCTGATAGTCATGCTTGTCCCCTTGCTCGGATTTCTTTGGCTAACTGAGAAGCGGCTATTTCTTTACCGACAAGGTAATCTGGATGTGCGCCCTGTACTTGCGCTGGCACTTTAAAAGAATCGCAAACCTTTGCACACGCCTCACGCTCTTTCTCTGCTACCAGTTTGGCAAAGGCTTCAAGTTGTCCTTGGCTGATATACCAAATTACTTCAGGCTCAAGAACGCAGCTATCGTCCATCTCCCAACCAGCCCGTCTAGCCATCTCAATGATTTCATCTTGTGTCATGTTTTTCCCCTTATTACAAGTTGGTATCTTCCACAGTTAGTACATTTCCATGACTCTCTGTTGTTAGTCATTTGTCTCTGTACTATCTGACCACCACATTGGCATTGTCTTGACATATATACCTCTATAAGTATCTACACACATATCTACATACTGTCTCTTGTTCTATGCTGGATGGTGAGCAAAACCTAGCCCTCCTCAATAAAGAGGACTAGCCTTCAATGCTGGACGGAGCCGCACATACCCGACAGTCGTTCGTCTAAGGGCACTATCTTCGCCACCCTTGCCAATGTCTCAAGACTTCCCCACAGTATTGGCTTGTCCCCTACCCCTGCCGTGTTTACCCCGACAAGTAGGCGGTTGCGAACGGACAATAAAAAAAGCCACTTACTACTGCATACTGGTAACGGTTCCCCACAAGGGGGCAGTACGCATGAATAAGTGGCTTCATATCTGTTGACCGTTACGACAACGAGCGAACTCTATCACAGGTTTCTAATCCTTGTCAACAAGTATCAAGTAGATTAGAAACGCAATAAACGCAATGAAGAGAATCTCAGGCATATCAACCCCATTGTTCAACCATAGCTTTGGCTATACCGTCAAAGGTCTTAGCCCTGTTCTTTTGTCTATCCTTGCCGCCTTTGTTAAACCAGTTACCGGCTACTTTGGTGCTTTCGTTATGCTGGACATACATGGTTGCCATTAGGGGCGGTAAATTTTTTAGCCATAAGCAAGTCTTTTTCTGGAATGGATGTCCAAACTCATAAGGCTGAATGACTTGATGATATTGGGGTAATCCAAAAATCTTAGACGGTACGGGGTTTTCTATGGCTATCTTCTCGATTGGGCTAGAGAGTAGCTTCATAAAAAACTCTTTAGCTTCTAGTCCTTGCTTTAGTCTCTCTTGGTTTAGGACTTTCTTAGGGTAAAGATGAACTGCGCCAGCATTAGACAAGTAGGTGCATGGGGGGTGAGCAATCATCAAATCCCAGTCATGGTCGAGGATGTCCAAGACGCTGCATTGATAGTGGTCACCAAGGGGCGAATCACTAGGCAATAGGTCGCATGATGCTGCGTAGTGTCCGGCTCTGATAAAGGCATCTCTTACCGTACCGGAATATTCACAAGCTACTAAAACTCTCATGTGTTATTACTTGGGCAATCTAGGCAATGGGTTGGTCTATCGTTGCAAATGCCAAGGTGCTTACATTCATAGTCATATTGGGGAATTTTCCTAAACGCTTCATCTTCTAGCTCTTGGTCTTGCAGCTCGCGTATGGTGCGCTTACGCCATACAGTCTTACGCATACGGCAACCCTCTTCACAGTCTCTAAGACATAGGGACAGATAGGGGTAATGACAATCGGTTTGGTCACGCATGGGGTATGTCTCCAGTCATAATCAATGCAAGGGTGATAAGGTAAGAGGGGGCGTTGTGACCTTCTCGGACTCGGTCAAGCAGCCGGTGAGCGTCTTCAATGGTCATTTATTCCCCGCAAAAACATGAGATAGCCTCTTCGTCAGGGTCAAACATATCCCTTTGTTCTTGGGAAAACTTGAGCATCTGCGCGTATGAGGGGCGGTCTTTAGAGAATTGCTTGTTGCCGTTGACTTGCTTGGTCAGCTCAAGGCTCTCCATTCTTGCCCACCAAGTCGCGCGTTCAGGCTTTTCTTTGATAAGGCTCAGTATTTGGGAAGCGGGTTTGAGGTAACAGAGGTCACAGTTTCCCGCCAAAGTCCTGCCGTTGAAGGTTGTCAGCTTGAGGTTGAAGGGCTGTTGACTCCAAAACTCATTGATTGCATGGACATCTATGCCGGCAAGCGCGAGGGGCAAATGGCGCTCCATGCCCTCGGCTTCGGGGTTAGCTCTAATCTTGACAACTCTTCGCATCTCGTCAGCTCGGATGCCGACCAACTGCACGGGGCGATGGACTCCGATGCTGTCAAGGTACTTGCGGAAAGGTCTAATCTTTAGGTGCGTAGTGCAGATTCGCATCCCTGAGTTTGGCAAGAACTGCACCTTGCGTATGAGCGCCTCAAAGGGTTCGCCATCACGCGAGGCGGTGTCAAAGTCAACCTCGGCAAAACCCACTTCGTCATGGCGGTATTCAATCCAATGGATTTTCACACCCCAGTTAACCGAGCAGTCGCGCACAAACTCTAGGGTCGCTTCGTCTTCCTTGCCCGTGTTAGCAAAGCAGACCCGTGCCTCATCGGGCAGTTTGCCCCCATGAGCCTGTAAGACGCGCCAAAGCATGTAGGCTGAGGTGCGCCCCCCAGAAAAGGAGATGACGCTTGGCTCGGTTATTTTGAAGGGGTCGTGCATGGGTGTCCTGTTGGTTTCCAGCCAAACTTGCGCCAAGTCGCTGTGACGTTGGTGTGAGCTGCGGGGATGTAATCAAAGTCGGGGTGAGTAACGGGCAACCTTGGGCGCGTAGGGCAGCGCGTAGGGGCTATTCGGGACAATTGGGGCTTTAGCATGGCAACCTCTCAAAGATAGATTAGAAGGGCTACTGACACGACAAAGATTAAAGCACAGATGAGGTCATCGTTGGTCGGGGAGTGGGTACGCGCGGGGGCGTTTCGGTCTACCTCGCGTGAGATGGCTGCGGTAATGTCTTGGTTGACCTTGTCAAAGATGTATCGGGATTGCATGGTGTTAGTCCTTAATTGGTTGCGTATGCGGTTTTCATAAACTCCACTTGCCAACGGCAAGCCTCATGCCAAACACTCAGGGCATCAAATATGCCCGTGTAGTATTCGTCATAGGGAACGTCCTTATCTTCTTCAATAAGGGCTAGAACGTGCCTGACATGGCTTTCGGGTGCTGCCCCGTTGTTTATATATGCCTGAATAAATGCTTCTTGTTCAATTGGTGACATGGTGTTTTGCTCTTTCAATTTGTAAATATATGACTTGGGCGCTCGCATACATACGGGCGCTCAAGAAGAATTGGAACTTGCTGTGGAGTTCTTGCACGGTTTACCCCCGTGTGTATTCGTAGTAGTCGTGATAAGCGTCAATCATGTGTTGCGCTATCTGCTTCCATGTGACGTTCTGGAGGAACGCGAGGGCATAGTCACGGGCTAGTCCGGCTTGTGATGTCTCTTCAATCTGTGACTCGGCAAACTCTTTGAGCCGTTCACCAAGGTCGTAAGCTGAGATGACCTCCTCGGTCGTTGGGTCTTCGCTCTCTGTCCAGAATTGCTCGATGTCGCAGCCGTCAAACATCTCAAGATTAACGCGCCATGTTTCATAGTTCATCCAACCGTTGTAGGTTTTGTCTGTCATAGGTTACCCCTTAAAAAGTTAGTTAGGAATTGGTGATAGCTCACCGCATAGCCCCAACTCGTGAGGCTATACGTCAGGCTATCAATCATCACCTAGCATCTCAACAGACCAAAGGACGCACCAACCTTGGTCGGTTAAGCCTGACAAATAAGGAGTCGCGCCATAACACTCCCTTTCGATGATTAGCTCTTTAAAGCCATGATTAGGATTGCTCTTGATTTGCTCTAATGCTTCGATAGCTGTTTTGGGAAAAGACATATAAACCCCTGTTGATAAGTGTTAGGAAATGTAAAGAGTGTTTTCTCTACTATATATTACTATGCCAAAACCATGCCAATATTGAAGCCCTTATAAATCAAGTACTTACAAAAAAGCATAGCACTAACATAGTGCAATACATAATCTTAATACTCTAATATAGTGCATATAATCTTTATAATGGTGCATAGTGTGGATAATGTGGATAAGTTAGAGTTATCCACAGAAGTGGCAGCACTATGTAGATATTTATGAAGTAAAGTATTTTATGTAGTCAACTTCATATGTAGATAGTATGTTATCAACACAACTATGTTGTGTAGATAACTATGATATGTATCTACATATATATATATATAGTATATAGTGTGTAGATAATAGTCTAAATATATTATCTATCAACTATCAATATATGTTATAAATTGTCTACTAAGTATCTACATAATGACAATGTAAACCAAGAAGGGGTTGAGAGACAATTGGCTACACTCTGCCCACTACAGAAAAGGGACTTTGTGTGTGTGAGTACACACTAACCTGGTGGAAGTAAGCACTCACTAACCGGATTGGTTGGGACTTGGGTTGGTAAGTACTCACTAGCTGCGCCCACTCCCCGCGTGTCCATCGATTGGGTTCAGGGGTGCTGAGGTGCGTGCCCCATTCCCCTTTCCCCCCAAAAAAAATATGTGTTTTCCTGTATAGTCAGATTGCCGGTTGCTTTGCAGTTGCCGGTATTTCCTTTTCCACTTCGTAGAAGTCGGGTTATGGGTTTAGGGTTGTCCTTGTGATGACCCTTTTTTTTGTCTATACTGCCCAACATGGATAGGGGGATGCAAATGATTAGTATGGAAGTAAGTAAAGATGTGCCTGTGCCACCTGACAAGCGGAGGTATCCGTACAAGGTGATGGAGGTAGGGGACAGTTTCTTTGTTGACGGTGGGAAGTTACAAGTGGTGTGTAACAACAACTACCGGACTGGCAAGAAGTTAGAACGTAAATTTATCGCTAGATGC